TCCGCCGTGCCGGTCATCGTGCCGCACCAAATGTAGCCGCCTGCCTGAATCTGCCCGAGGTTCGCGCTGTCCGTCGCAGCGCTACCAGCAGCAAGCCCTGTGAATTTATTCCCCGCCATCGGCAGGTCAGCCGTGACAACGCTTTGACCATCAACCGCGATGGATTGCGTCAGCGCCGTTGCAATGGCGGAATTGTTTGCATCAACCTCAGTTGAGGAAATGACCGTGCCTGATACGAAATCAGGATATGGATTTGAATAATTACCGCTGCCGTCTCTGGCCAAGGTACACCTCCTATGCGCCGCTTGGGCTTGCCAAAAGCGCCCGCATCATTTGCTGTGACATGCCCTGCGGCATCTGTGGCCCATGCCTTGGGGCGGGTTGGTAAAGCGGCAATTGATCTGCTGCTAGGGCCTTGCCGCCCAATTCTGCACCGCCTTGAACCATGCCGGGCTGATATACCGGCATGGGGTTGGGCGTGTCCCGATATAGCGGGGACCGCATCCGAATAAACTCATCAAGCTGTCGGATATCAGATCGCGCCATTTTATTCGCACTAGCCTTACTGAGTGCGCCAATGGCCCCTGGGGCCATAGCAGCAAGGCTTGCCGCAAGACCGCCGCCAGACCCCGCCACCGCCCCGGCAGGGCCGAGCGTGATAAGTGTCTGCCCCAGCCCACCGCCCCCGCCGAGCATGTTGCCCACTCGGCGCAAAGCGTCCTTGACCTTATTCCCACCGATAACGTCACGGATCGCTTGTTTTTCGTCTGCGCTAAACCCGCGCACGTTTTTGCCGCCACTATTGATAAGCAATGACACCAGCTTAGAACGAGATGTGTTGTCCACATTCATTCCTGAATTAGCAGAAGACGCCCGCAAATTCATCACGTCTTCCAGTTCGGCTATCTTCTCTGCGCGTGATGCGGCTGCATAGTTTCCACGGGCATTAAGGATTTCTTCTGCCGCGTCTCGGGCAAGCGTTTGATTTGCGGCGGCGTCGGCTGCTGCGTAATCGAAGCCACCGGGCGCAAGCCCTTGTCCGCCAGGCGTGGCCTTGTTTGCAAGGCGCGCCGGATCAGACGACCCAATAAAGTCATCGAGTTCCTTGATTGCCGTTGTTGCCGCGCGACGAACTTGTTTCTTCGGAGAGGACGCGAGGTCTGACAAGCCCTGACGGAAAGAATCGAGGCGCTGCATTTGAACGTAGGAATTTGATGGTGCGCCCTTAAGTTCTGCAAGGGACGCATAAACATCATCAATGCCTTTGACGGTCCGGAAGGAACCCTGTTCATTCAGTTTCCTTTCTAGGTTCGCAATCATTTTCTCAACAGCGTCACCGCGAAACCGCACGTCCGCGTCTTCAACTTTTTTGTATGATTGAGACGCCGCCGCGCGCAAAGCGTCCTGTGTGGGGACAGGCTTCGGGGGCTGGCGATATGCGGACTTCGGCGCAAGGGGACCGCCCGCCCGCGCAGCCGCTGCAAGAGGCGTGGCCGTCAGGGCGGTTTCGAGGGTCCGCTGTGCGCCTCCGGGACTTGTGGGGTCAATGTCACCGCGAAAAACGTCACGCGGCATTGTCACAGCCCGCTTGACCGCGCCAACGATTCCCGCGTCGCTGTCAAAGCTTACATCCCCACGCTCGTTCGTCGAGAGCGGGACTAGGGAGCCTGTATAGTTTTTCGACCATTCCGGCGCGTCATTGTCTGCTTTTGACGACCAAAACCCCGGCTCCTGGGCGGCGGCGGCGGGTTCTACACTCTGCGAATTCTCCTGCGCCTCACGCGCCATCTGGGCAAGCCGCGTCGCCGCCACCGTGTCGCCAGCCGCGTCCGCCGCCTTCAATGCCTGCATGATCCGATCAAGATCAGCCATTATTTCACCGGGGCGTATTTATTGAGAAGGTCATCACCTTCTTTATCGCCGTCCCTGACCTGCGGAGAAAACGGCTTGAACAAATTATTGCCGCTTATGAACTTCTCGTAGTCAGCCGAGAAATTCAGCCCGTTCGGGTCATTGATCGCGTTTTCTTTCAGCCATTTTGTGACGAACTTCTCGCGAGCAATGTCGCGCTTCCCGGACAACTCCAGAACTTCCAGAATGAGGTCGTTGCCGCCTTCCTGATTCGATATTTTCGGGAACTGATCGACAATGAACTGCAAGTCCCTATCAGTCGGCTTTGCTCCCAACTGCTTAACGCGGGGGACGACCAACTGATTGATGATGGAGGTGGTAAGCTGTGCGGCGTCCATGTTTGCTGCGTCAATCTCAATTCCGACTGAACTCATCATGCGGGTTGCGTCGTTTTTGAACTCTTGCCCGAATCCCGTCTTAACGCCGCTCGACAGAATATTCCGAAGGTCGCCAATCTGGCTAACAAACCCGTAAGCCTCGCGGCCCTTGCTGGTCCAGTCTGCCATTGTGCCGGAAACGCCCTTGCCCGCAGCTTCAAGCATGGGATTGGTCGGCTGTCCGGCGCTGTTTACGTTTACGTTTGACCCGCCCGCCTTGGCTAGGTCGCGCCTTTGGTTCGCCACTGCGTCGGAGAACGGAACGTCTCGGCCCGGAACAGGAGCCGTGGGTGCCGCGCCCGGCGCAGTGCGTTTCAGTTTCATCTGAAAATCGCGCTGCACCTGAAGGTCGCCCAACTGCTGCTCACGCGCAATCTGCGCCGCTTCCGCCGCCTGCTGTGCTGCAATCTGGCTCTGCATAAGCGCCGCACGCATGGACAAACCCTGGTCGGGATCAAACGTGGAAACACCATCCACAAGACGCTGCTGCTGCTCTGTCGCCGTGGGGTCGCGCGTAATCGCCGCGCCCAAATCGGCAAACTCTGCCGGGACATTCAACGCCGGGGCCGCCTCAACAGGCGCTGAAATGCTGGACAAAACATCAGACATTTTCTTGCGCCGGTCGGCCTCCTTGGCCTCCGTGTCGCGTCGTGCTTCACCTGCGAAATATCCGCCCGCTGCGCCAGACAATGCGCGCGCAATCCCCTCGGTCACGCTCTGCACGGGGGCCGTGCTGGACCCTGATTGCATAAGGTTCTGTGCAATCTGGCGGCGCGGATCATCCTGATATGCGCTCTGGATTTGACCGCCGCCAAGCGGTGCGCGCTGGCCCTGTCCGTAGAATGATACGTTGCGAGTTGCCATTAGAGAACAGCCTCCGAATAATCGACCATCTTGATGCCTTGCGAGTTTTCGCTAACAGCACCCGGATTGACCTTCTCAACATCCTGCGCCATGAGGCCAATTTGCTGCGGCCCGCCGTCGATGTACCGGAACGAGTAGACCGGGAGCCCGTTGTCCAGCGTGCCGACCTTCGAGATGTTCTGCTTGACTCGAATGTCGGAGAATATAGCCTTCCCCGCAGCAGCGCCGAACGGCCCGCCAGCAAGACCACCGCCGATTGATCCGGCTAGGCCAAACAGACCACCCATCGCTGAATTTCTGGATGACTGGTTTTGATTGAAAGCGTTCATTTGCCCGGCGTACTGCTGGTTCACAAGGCCGGTGTAGTCCGTGTTCGCAATGCTTGTTTGTGGGGTTGGCGAGAATGTCGGGTTCTGAATCTGCGTGCCACTCATCAAAGCGTTCGTTTCGTTTAACGGCGCGTTGCGCTGGCGTTCATACTCCTGTATTGCCCGCTCACGCGCATTACCCTGCAACCCGAACAAGCGGGACTGCTCTGCGCCACCGGCTCCGACTGCCTGATTCTGCGCCGACTGATATGCGTCATTCCGGGTGCGCCCGAAACTCTCCATCGCCTGATTGTACGCATCCGAACCCACGCCGATACCCTGATTGGCAAGCCGCGTTTCAAGTGCCGTCCGCTGCTGGTCAAACTGCGGGTTTAGACGGGATTCATATTGCCCATACATCGCGTCAATGGCCTGCTGGCGCGCTGCGGCGTCGGCCACTGGCGCACCCGGAAGGCCGTCATAGCCATATGGGTCTGCAAGACTGGTACTAACGCGGCCAAGCTGATCGCCTGCCAGTGTGTTGAGGTTTCCGGAGATTGCCGTCTGCTGGTCAACAATCGCTTGCTGTTCGGGATTTAGCGTCGTGTCGCGCCGGAATCGCTGGATACCGTCTTCGACCTCGCCGGTCGGCGTGAATATCGAATTGCCGTAAGGCGTGTATTCGTCAACCTGGTTTAACCGCGTCTGTGCGATGGCGGTTTCCTTGTTGATTACGCCCTGCGCTGCTGCCGTAGCCATCGGATCGGGTGCTTGCGGCTGTGATTGCCTCTTACTCACTATGCGGCCTCCGGGAACCATTTGGCGATGACTGCATCACGATACAGACCGTAGGAACAGGCAGTCTTGCCGCCCATCGCATACGGGTGAACGCCCTCAAGCACGAAGCCGATGGCCTCGTTGAGTTTGCGCGCTTTCTTGTTTGATTTGGCTGTCACGGCTGTCAGACGTTTCACGTTGAGCTGAAAAAACGGATAATGCAAGATACTCTTGACTATCGGTTTCGTGGCCCAACGGGAACGGGTCGAAGCGATGAAAGTGATTTCTATGCTAGGATAGACGAAATTATGATACACGGCAACCGCTAAAATCTTGCCGCTTGTGTCCGCAACGCCGATGGTTGACAGGGGCCGGGATAGAGGCGCGCACTCGGGATATTCCGCCTCAGCCCATGCGGCCAGTTCATCATCGCGCCCGAATACAAGCTGCCTCACAGCACGTTCCCCACCTGCCAAATTACATCGTAACTTGAGAACTTCATCGTGAGCGCGTTCTCGGCCCCGCGAATAACAGGCGTGGCGCAGTCGCCAATACCGTAAACTGTCAACCAATCGGCCACGTTAATATCACTTGACCAGTTCGCCACGTCCCAGAGTGACACATCCCACAACGCCGCGTTGAGGATTGACGATGACGGGATGCTGGTTGGCGTGGTCGTCGCAAAGTCAATATTTAAATCAATCGCAACATTCAGTGACCCGTTGGCCGTGAAGTGCGGGCGGCAGAGTGTAAACAGCTTGTTGACGCCGCGCTTTCCAAAATAGTTAAACGCGGGCTTGATCGTATATTCAATGTTCGCGCCGTTGTCAGACGTGCCAGTGTCCGCCTTATAGACCACGCCGCCCGTTGTGGAGCCGAAATAGATATTCCCGTTGAAGATCGCCCAACAGGCCGCGTTCTGCCCCTTGAAGCAACACCAGGCGCCCGTCAGCGTGTTGGCAACGTACTGTTGCGACGTGGTGGCCGACAGCGGGACGTTGAACAGGGCGTAGGAGCCTTGAGGGTAATGGATGGACTGCCAACCGAAGTTTGACCCATAGGACCGTGCGGAGGCCAGAAACTCATTATGAATGTTATCAGACAGTGCCTTTGCAGCCGCGCCAACGCGATCAATCGGAAGCATCGAGGCAAGCTGGATGGCCCCGTCCTGCGTCGTCACAATCAGATCAGAACCCACCGTTTCAATGCAGCGACGGCCAAGGGGCGCGCCAATGCTGAACGACGACCCAACAAGCAGCCAATCCTCTACCCTGCCGGGGTCCGTCCCTGAATACAGGATAACTTCGCCCTCGGTCGTGATTGCGACGAAAATATCATCTGGGCCAGATCCGCCGTCGCGCGTCCATGAGGCAAGCGCCTGGATGCTGCCGCCCTTTGTGCATAGCCCGCCAAGGTCAAACGTGGACACCGCGCCTGTGATGGAATTCACCGCCAGATAGCCGATTACCAAGCTGTCAGTGAATGCAAAAAACAAACGCCGATGGTGCGCGATAACATCGACAATCTCGGTCGCGGTCACGCCTGTCAGGCTTGGCGTGGTGAAACTCGAACCGTCATAATATATCGGCGCATCAACACCGTTCACCATATAGAGGAAGTTTCCGCCTGCCGTGCCGAACATGGTTGTCTGCCAGCGGTTGCTTGTCTTGCTCGTCGCAATCGAAGATGCAGCGCCCGGCGAGGATGCGTCATAAATAGCCCCGCCGCCGCACGCAAGCAGCTTGGAGGATGATGGCCCCGCCCATGCAGCCAAAGTCTCCACAGCACCTGACCCGACGCCTGTACCATGCGAGGCATAGCCGGAGCGAAGCTCAACATCCGTTAGGTTCGGAAAAATGTTGTCTAGCGTGACCGCCCAATCGGGGTCCATATCGGCAAGCGAATCCTTCGCGTTCCATCCTTTGACGGGCGCGGGGACGCTAACCGATTGGTGTGTCGGTGCCTTGCGGGAGTTGTTGGATAGCGGCTGGCGCAGCATTAGCCGAAAACCCTCTGCGGGTGCGTCGTCATACCGACCATGACCCTTCTGGCACATAGACGCCGGTCGAATAACCGCCGCCCGCCATGTTGAGAATGCGCCGCCCACCGGCCCGCGCTGTTTCGTTCGCAATCTTCTGCTCATACGAACGGAAATCCTCGGAATAGTCCAAGCCGTTCTTTTGCTTGAACCGCCAGACCACGCCAAGCTGCATGAGGTTTTCGTCCAGGATGCCAACGTCCGTATTAGCAGCCCAAGCACTCTGTGCCGTGCCGCCGCTCGATTCGCAGAAATTCACGGTCTGATATTCAAACCGCCAATCGTTGCCAGCAGCTGGTGCCGGATAGGCGTACAAATTCCCCTGCCGGATGCGGAAGCTGGCATATGGGCCGGTCGTCACGCGGGCAACAAGAAACTGCCACTCCTGCGGGGAAAGCGGCCCCGTCACCGGCTGCGTCAACGTCCGGTCCCAAAACGACTGATTGATGATGTAGCCAAAGCCCGGCGCAATCGTCTCCATTTCGCCCTGCAACTCAGCCGCAAGGGTCGTGTGCGTCGCCTCGGCCTGCGTCTGCGGCCATGCGAACCGCTCAAGCAGTTCCCGCCCCTCGGTCTGCGCCAACGCCAGCAGCGTTCGCACATTGCCGTCCGTGGACGATATGACGGTCGATGAACGCACAAGACCAATCGTGTCCTGCGCGCCATTGATGAGGGTCAAGAGGCTCATAGCCTAGGCTGCCTTCTGCTTGGGCGGGCGTCCGCGCCGCTTGGGTTTGTCTTCGTCGTCGGCTTCTTCCAGGAGTGCCGTAATCTGTTCGTCGCGCTTCTCAAGCGCCTCGCGCAAGGATTCCAGTTCCACTCGAAGAGCCGCAACCTGTTCGCTGTTCTTGTTCGTGTCGGCAGAGGACATATAGGAAACAGCCTTGTCCTTCAGCGCCACGCCGCCCATGCCCAGCTTGCGGATCGTGTCCGCGTTGGCGGTTGCCAAGTCCTCAACCGTGCGGACATTGATGCCCTGACACATTTTCAACTGCGCCGGGGTTACGCCGGGCCAGTTCTTCAGGTCAATGCCGTTCACCGGGGCCTCCCGGCCTTCCTTCCACGCCTCATAGGCGCGCACGGCAAACGGGGACGGCGGCTTGCGATCCGTGCCGTTCTTCCACTCGTTCAGCAGTTCCGGGGAAACAATCTTGTCCACAACAAGGCTACCGCCCGGCATGGTGATAATTGCGACCTCAACATCCCGAAAGACAGGGTGGCCGGAGTCCATCGAAGCGTTCCGGTCTTCCTCGGGCCGCAATTCAAACTCGACGTAAAAGCCATGTGCCTCGGGTGTCAGCATATCAACCATTATTGGGCCTTCCTTACAATGTGAAACAGGGACGCATTGCCACGGTCTTCTGACCAGACAATCTCGCCATATTTGTTCAGGATTGATTCCCATTTGTCGTGCGGGTAAACGCTCAGATGCAGCGGCGCGCCAATCAATGCGCCGCACACATCATCAACCGTAGAAATCTGGAAAAACACGCTTTCGGCGGATTCCATGATGTTGTGAATAACCGCACCCACGTCCTGCGGGGGGATATGCTCCATAACGTCCGTGCAGTAGCCGTAGGGCGCGCTTGCGGGGATTTCGGCAGTCAGGTCCGCTTCGATGAACGGAACCATTGCAGCGGCCTTGTCATCACGGCAGTTGTCAGCGAAATCAATGCCAAGCACCAGATGCCCCGCTTCCATAAGCGC